GACACCTGAAGTAGTACAAGAACCCTTCGTTAGAGTACATCCTAACCTGAAGGTGTACAAATAGCATTTATTTGGGACAGTTACAATCGAATTTGAATATATGAAACGTGGAGTATCGTAATGTCTGATGACATAGATTTAAAGAATAGTGCGTTTAGGGTTGTGTTGAGGGACAGGCTAGAGACTGATCTGTTGGCCTTTGTGTGTTACTTCCACAGGGAGATGGAGGGAGAGGACTTTATTGTTGGTGACCACCACAGGGTTATTGTTGATGAGTTGTTGGCCATGTATCAGGGTAGGTTGCCTGAGAACAAACAGCACTTGATGATTAACATGCCTCCACGGTATGGCAAGACACAGATAATGATCTACTTCGTGGCATGGCTGTTCGCTAAACACCCGAAACAGAAGGTTATGCACTTGTCGTGTTCCGATGCGCTGGTTGTTGATAACTCCAAGAAGATACTGAAGTTGATGCGGAATGAGAAGTTTCAGGCACTCTGGCCAACTGCTTTCGAGCGTGAGCTTGAGAATGACTGGGCTTTGACTGCTGGCGGTACTTTCTATGCTGCCTCTACAGGCGGCCAGGTAATCGGTAAGGGATGCGGTCTGACTACTACCGGTGAGTGGGGTGGGTTCATGTGGATTGACGATCCATTGAAGCCCGCTGATGCTAACTCTGAAACGGTCAGGGGCAATGTTAATGCCCTGTGTGGCTGGGCTGTCAGAACTCGTAGGAACAGCCGTGAAACTCCTTGCGTTATGGTAATGCAAAGACTACATGACCAGGATACCACCGGATTTATCATGTCTGGTGAAACAGCTAAACAGTGGCGTATGGTATCCATGAAGGCTCTGGATAACGGCAAGGCTCTATGGCCTTACAAGCACACCGTTGAAGAACTTGAGATTGAACGGCTTAATGACCGATGGCTGTTTGCTGCTCAGTATCAACAAGACCCCGTACCTGAAGATGGCGAGTATTTCAGTGAGGCTGATGCTAGGTACTACTCAAAACTACCTGAAGGGCTGAATTACTACATTAGCTCTGATATCGCCCTGTCTGAAGGCAAGGGGGATTTCACTGAACACGCTGTTCTAGGTGTGGATGCCAAGGACAATATCTATGTGGTTGATTGGTGGTCAGGTCAGGTCAATGATGTGGATGTCGTAGAGTCATTAGTTGGATTGGTTAAGAAGTGGCGACCCAAGTTCATCGTGAATGAGGCTGGGCCAACATGGAAAGCCATAGAAGGGTCGTTAAGCAAGGCTCTAAGGGATGCTCGTTGCTACGTTTCTATGGAAGTCGTGAGTGCTGTCGGTAAGAAAGACGAGAAGGCTCGTGCTATCCAGGGTATGTGGCGGCATAACATGGTGTATATACCAACTAGGTTACAGTGGTCTGATGAGTTGTTAGGCCAGATGAAGCGATTCCCCAAGGGCAAGTTTGACGATAAGGTCGATGCCATGGCTAACTTTGCCCGCATTACTAACAAGGTCGGTAAGAACAACCATGTCCGTAAGGGTGCTGAAGAAACAGGGGATGAGAACGTCATGTACCTGTCTGGCAGTCAAGGCAGAAGCCAGAAGGCAGGTGGATGGATGGGTATTTGATTCCCCCTTTGTCGCCAGAAGCGGGGGATACTTCCCTATGAGCCCAAACAAACTCGGCTTGCAGATTCTTCAGCGTTAAGGATTGAAAGGTGCAACCCCGCCTTTCTACGCATCTGCCATACGTTTAGATTTCCACCATTGCCGGACAGTAATACCCCTGAAACACAAGGTAGTAATAGCGACCATTCAACTGATACTCGCATTCTATAGCATTATACCCTGCCTGCACTGATCTTCCAGTAAACATCGCCATCATCTGCGCGTTAGTTAGTGCTGACATACCTGATAGCACTAGAGCCATAACAATCTTCTTCATATATTACCCCTTGTTCATCGCAAGTCTGCTGTAAATCCATGTCATCCAGCAAGCATCCACTACGCTAGAATCGTACTTGCCATCTTTGCCTTTCGCTATATTCTGATTAACCTCTGTCATGAATGCCTCAAATGCATCCCTGTCATAAGCACCAGTCACTTCATTAAACCTATCTTCGTTCATACCAATCCACCCGTCTTGATTACTAACCAAGTCCATCCGTCCCTGACCTCAACTTCTATAATCGGACATCCTGTCAGACCACTACGAACTTCCTCTATCTTCCGGTTTACCCACTGGAAGAAGCTGTCGTTCTGTACTTCGGGGGCTAATCCTACTCTAATCTTCTCAATCATGGCAGTTCTCCTTTGGCTTGGGAGAATACTCCCATAATTATTTTGGCCGGTCTATTGCGTATTGTACGTATATGGGGTATAAGGCTATTGTTCAACTGCTCATTGGAGGGCATAACATGGCATTTTCAAGAATTAAGGCTGTTGCTGTAAACGAGCCTGTCACATTTGTAAAGATTGCAGCAGTAGCTAACGTCACTGCCGTACCTCGCAACAGCACTAGCTACAACTGTAACTACAAGATCGACCAGTCGAGCGAAGTAGCTTACTTTGATGCTCCTGAAGACACCACTTTCACTACTTCTGATTATGTGGTTCTGTCTAGTCAGGGCAACAACAGCTTCATGACTGGCGCTAACTTCGATGCTTCCTACACTGCATTCGAGTCTGACCTTGGTTCATTGGTCAATCTGACCGATAACTCAGGCGGCACTGCTGGTGACACTATTGCTGCAATCGGCGGCACTTACAGTCAGTCTGAAGTTCGCAATGCAATTGCTTCTCTTGCTGCCAAGATCAACGAAATCATTGACGCTGAATAAGTAGGTGACTGATGGACGTTGAGTCCACTGCAAGTCAAGCGGTAAACACCTACTCTGCCGAAGATGAGCAGGCCGTTCTTTCAGAGATGAAGGAGCGGCTTGATAACTGCTGGTCGGATTGGGACAGGATTTACCGCAAAGGACTAGAATGCTGTGACATGATTGCAGGCAATATCTTTCGCCCTGATGTTAAGGCGCAGAGAATTGCTGAAGGTCGTCCGGTTATCGAAGTCAACCAACTAACCCAGTACACCGAAAGGGTGCTTGGGGACATGCGCCAGAACCTTCCCGCTATCAAGTTCCGTGCAACCACTCCAAATGTGGCAGGCAAGGCGATAGGGGAAAAGACCCTGGCTGAATACGAAATGACGGAAATCTATTCCTCAATTGTGAAGGGGATAGAGCAGAGGTCGAATGCGACCCTGTGGTATGACCGCGCTTCGGTTCAGATGGTTCATGGTGGAGTTGGTTGGCTTCGTGTCTATCCTTGCTACAAGGATGACAAGTCGTTTGATCTTGATCTGAAAATATCGGGCGTTACTGATTTCACTAACGCTATTCTTGATATGACGGGTTTAGAGCCTGACTTCTCTGACGCTAGGTTTGGATGGGTATTCGAACAGATACCACGTAAAGAGTTTGAGGCTAGATGGCCTGACGCTTCTCCTGCTTCCATAAGCTCACGCGAGTATGCAGGTCGGCTTTGGTATACCACTGAAATGGTTACTGTTGCTGAGTATATGGAGCGAGTCGCAGTACCCATGACTATCTACCGTCTGAATGATGGGACAATAGCAGAAGTTGACGATGCTGATGATGCCAAGCCAGATAAGGCTATGGTTATTCAGGAGCGCAAGACCCACAGATACAAGGTTGTTTGGCGCAAAGTAACAGAGTCAGACATTCTTGAAGGTGGTGTTGAAGGTATTGAAATGCCTTTCTCCGAGATTCCACTTATCTGCATGGTAGGGCGTGAATCACTGTCACAAGATGGTCGTAACTTTGAATCACTGATTGTCCATGCCATGGATGCTCAGAGAGAAGCTGCTTACTGGCGCACCATGATGACTGAACAGGTTGCATTGCAGCCTAAGACCAAGTGGACAGCGAGTGCTGCACAGGTTGAATCACGCAGGGATGATTGGGAGAGAGCTAACACCGCTCCGATTGACGTGCTTATCTATGACGTTGATCCACTTAACCCTACTGGCAGGCCGACAAGAGAGCAGCCTACACAGATTGCAGCAGCGGAGATGCAGCAGTACATATCTTCAGTTCAGGATATGAAGGCTTGCATTGGATTATATGACTCAGCTATAGGGAATCTTTCAGGTGAAGTATCTGGTAAGGCGATTCTGGCGAGAGAAAGACAGACTGACATTGGAACTTACGTCTATGTACACCACCGTAATGAATCCGTTAAACGCTTGGGTCGCCTTGTTCTTGAAGGTATCAAGGCTATATACACCGACACTCAGAAAATCCGCTTGTTCCTACCTGATGAAACTACGGACTTCGTTGAAATCAACCGCCCTGTACCTGTTGAAGATGAAGGCGGAAAGCGAATTGAAATCGAAAACGACATTACAACTGGCGACTATGACGTTTATGTTGACGCTGGCCCTGCTTATAACACACTGCGGATTGAGGCTGTCAACAGCCTTATGGAAATGGCTCAGACCAACCCACAAATAATGCAGATTGCCGGCGACATCATGGCAATCAATATGGATTGGCCTGGCGCGAGACAGTTCTCCGAGCGTTTGAAGCGTTGGGTAGCTACCACAATGCCTGGAGTCCTATCTCCTATCGAGATGAACGAGATTACTGCACAAGCACAGGGCGTAGAGCCACCACCACCTACTCCTGAAATGCAATTACAAGCGCAGATTACCGCCGATGAAGCAGCGAAAGAGCAGGCTAAGGCAGCAAGGGCAGCAGCAGAAGCAGAAAAAGCGGCTCAGAATGCGGCTCAAGCTGAGGCGGAAGTTGTTGCAGGACAGGCCAGCGCAGACTTGCAGAATCAGGTCAGGCAGATGGTTGCCCAAGCGATTGCGGAATATATCAAGGAAACGAAAGGATTATAGGCATAGGCTATTGACATTTGCAATGCAATAGGTACTATCCACAATATACAAAAGTCTATCGGCGATGGGCTTCTGTTAAAAGCGACCATGAGCTACATGGGTTTTACGGCGGATAGCTAGTATGAGTGATACAAAAGACGCAATAGATTTGATGGTCGAAGCCATGGATGCTGCTAATCCACCTTCCGAAGCTCCTGAAGATACCGTTCAGGCTGCTGAAGTAGAGGAGGTTAAGGCAGAAGAACATCCAGATAGTGATGAAGGTGAATCCGGTAAGGACATTACCCAAAAACTAAAGGATAAGGCATTCAAACTACGAGAGCAGAAGCGGCAGCTTAAAGAGCGAAACGCAGCACTCGAAGCGGAACTTGCAGAACTCAAGGGTAAGTCAGAAAAGCCTGACATTCTTGACTATGAGAATGAGGAAGAATACGACAAGGCCCTGAAAAAGCACGAGGAACAGAGTAATAGCGTCAACCGGACTGATGTTGTTTTGCAGAGAGCTACTGATACTTTGCTAGAGCAGCATGAAGAATGGGAGTCTGCTCCGGAAGATTGGATGAAGGTTGTATCGGATAATCGTTTGCCGTATGACCGTGAGATGCTGGCGATGTTTGCTGATCTTGAGAATGGTGCGGAAGTAATGTACGCACTAGCTAAAGATGAAGAAGCGTTAGCCAAGATTGTATCCAAGATTTCACCTGTTAAACGTGGGCTTGCATTGGATGAATTCGCTAAGAGTTTATCAAAGACAAGCGTTTCTGATGAAAGTCAGAATGCAATGAACATAAACCAACCCCGTAGACCAGGCGTTTCAGTTATTAACCCTGTAGGTGGTGGATCAGGAAAGAAGGCTTCACTGGAGTCTTGGAGTATTGAAGATCACATAAATGCAGGGCGACAGACAAGCGCATTTTAATTTGGAGTAAGAATCATGGCTAATCGTATTTTAACAGATGACATTATCGCCAAGCGTGGCTTGGCTCAGATGATTAACAGCCTCGGCATTGTACAGCGCGTAAACCGCGACTATCAGCCTGAGTTCAAGAAAGTAGGCGAGTCAGTACAGTATCGCTTGCCTGTTCGCGCACAGAACACTACTGGCATGAGCTTGCAGCTTCAGCCATTGGTTGAAATGACCCGCTCTATCGTCCTTCGTGGATGGGCGCAGCAGGCGTTTGATTTCAGCCAGCGTGACTATGCTCTGGATATTCAAGACCTTGACTCTCGCCACATCCTGCCTCGTGTTCGCACTATGGCTAACTACATGGACAAGAGCATTGTTGACAACTACTGGAAGATTGCTAACTGTGCAGGTGCAGGCGGTACTCAGCCTTCTACTGCTGGCGTTTATACTAACGCTCGTGCTAAGTTACGCGCAATCGGTACTCCAGAAGATGACATGTACACCTTGGGTCTGAACCCAACTTCTGATGCAGCTATCCAGAACGGCATCATCGCTCCTAGCACTCAGGCTATCTACAATCCTGAAATGGCGATGAAGTCTTTTGTTAAGGGTCAACTGGCATTCCCTGTTGCTGGCATGACTACTCTGACAACTGCCAATATGCCTAACCACACTTTCGGTTCTTTCTGGAATGGCTCAACCTTGGTTAAAGGGACAACTCTTACTCATGACGTTGCTGCCAACACCACTACTATCACTATTGACGGTGGCGTATCCTCTGGTACAGTTAAGAAAGGTGATTTGATTACAATTGCTGGGTCATCTGGCGTTCCAGCTTCAACTGTTAATTCTGTAAACCAGATGAGCTATCAAGACACTGGATTCCGTCAGGATTTCACTGTTGTTCAGGATGGCACTGCTTCTGGTGGCGAGTTGGCTATTGTTGTATCTCCAATGATGAACGATGGTACGGCTAGTACTACTGACCCTAACACTGGCAACACTGTTAGCCTGGCAGCTTATCAGAACGTCACAAGATACCCTGTCGATAATGCTGTTGTTACTGCTCGTGGTGATGCAAGCGGCACTTACACTCAGGACTTGATCTTCCATAAGTCTTGCTTCAGCTTCGTGCAGGTTGACGTTGAATCTCCTTACGGCTTCGCTGGCGGAAAGCAGTCACATGGCGGCTTCTCTATGACTTGCAGTAAGGCTGGTGATATCCAGAACTATCGCAGCATCATGCGCTTCGATAGCTTGTTTGGCACTGACGTTACTTATCCAGAAATGGGTATGCGCGTACTTGGCGCTAAACTGTCCTAACGGTAACGGGGGGTGGTTACCCCATCCCCCTTATTCTTTCTGGAGGTACATCATGGCTACATTAACAGCCAAAGTTACATTGACGGATAGTAGTGCTACTTATAGCTCTGCTACATCTACTCCTGTAACAATGACACTCCCATATACAGAATCTAGTTATGTTCTTGTATCTGGAACGCAAGACGTAAATCTTGGCGGGACTATGGAAAGCCCGAAATTTATAATGATAAGGGCTATTGAAGGGTCTGGAACAGTTACGATAGGCGGCACAACCACAGGAACAGATACAACCAATATAGATTCTACTGGTGGATTTATAATTTTATCCTGCCAGACAGGACAGGATTTAAGTTACATAGCTATTACAGAATCAGTTTCATTAACTACAGAAATCATTGCGTATCAGTGAGGGGATGACATGGCTACTTATACTGCTTCACTTGCGTTATCTGATTCAGGTAACACGTATAGTTCGGCAACATCTTCGCCACTGAAGATAAATGCTGAAACATATACAAAAGCATACTCTAAGATCGCTGACCTTGCTGTTTATAGTGCAGGAGCAACTGGGTATGCAACTTTGCAAATACCATTTGACGCTAAATTTGTAATGATTAGAGCAACAAGTGGAACTATTTTCACATATCCTTATGATAGTGCTATATCATTAACAAACCCAACTCTTAACAACTTTTTGCCAACTGTTGGATTTAAGCTAGCTGGAACTGCTAACGATAAGGGCGCAAGCGGATGGTTTGTGTATGGATGCACTACTTCTCCTACAACTGGAATAGCAATAAATAGAGTTTATGTTAGGAATGCATCTGCCATTGCTACAGCTACTTATGAGATAATCGCTTACGGTTAATAGGTGAATTGATATGGCTATGCCTGCTGCTACTGCTCAACAGATTTGCACGTTTGCACTTCGTAAGTTGGGGGTCGTAAACAGGCAGATGCCTGTTCAAGTGGATGATATGAAAGATGCGCTGGATGCGCTGTGGTTTTTACTTGACTCATTCAACAGACAGAAACTTCTGATTCCATTCTATCAGGCGGTTTCATTTACTTTGACGGAAAGCAAGCGTGTCTTTACAGTTGGTACTGGTGGTGATTTTGATTGTTCGCCTCCTATTGAAATAAATTCAATCCAGGTAAATAGCGGTGGAATTATATACGAAGTATCCCCTTTCAATTGGATTGATGCTTTCAATGATATATCTGTCTATGCTGATCTGAAAGAATACCCAATAACATATATGTAC